CATTGTTAGCAATTTTACTGCCAGTTATAGCCCCTGCTCCAATAGTCAGCACACCCGCATTAGTCATTGTGGCATCACCGCTTATTGCTACAGGTGCTGCTACTCCGGCACCACTACCCACTAATATATCGCCAGAAACTAAAGGAATAGAGGTCACCCCGGCGTTACTCATAGCAACAATACCTGTAACGGGTACGCCAGTTGCGATATTAGAGGCATTCCCTACAAAAATATCACCACTTGATAAAGTAGGCGATAGACCACCATTGGCCGCCAAAGAAACGAAAGCATCCGTAGTCACATCATAGGTAAAAAATCCAATTTGATTGGTTGCATAGAATATTAAAACAATATCTTCAATTTCCCATTCCCAAATACCATTATTTAATAATTGTACATCAGCGGATTGAGTACCGAAGAAATATCCCGCCGTCGTGATTGTAGTCAAATCATCAGTGGTAACAATACCCACGATATTAGGAAAAAGATCAAATTCCCTTTTTATTGAAGTAATCATTTATTATCTCCCTATAATTAATTGAGTAAGGCGTTCCTGCCTTTAATTTTATCTTGTTTTATGCCTTAAATTTTCTCGTCGTATTCTATCAATATCGTCAACGCCTAAATAGCCCACTTCATAGGCATTGATGTCGGTAGATTCGCAATACATTCCTGCATCACCTGCTTTCAAAATATCTTTATCTTTACTTTGATGCCGTTCAATTCTAGCGCCGTCTTTATCGATACGATTGATAACGGGTTCATAATAGCGCATTGCAATCACTCCTTGAGGTTAGACTAATTCTAACCTGATTAATACCTGCAATCCTTTTTGCTCATCTTATCAGTTTTTCGTTCTTTCATTTTTTCCATCATACCACCTTTTTTCTCTTTCATTTTATCCATTTTCATCATTTTTTTCTCTTTTTTTTCAGATTCTTTCATCGATTTTTTCATTTCGTGCTTCATTTTCGTTCCTTATTTTGAGTTATGGGAAGCTTCTGGTTTTGTTTTAATCAAAGTGTTTAGTTTGGTAAATAATAATGCGATATCTTTTTCAATTTCAGTGACGATTTGTGGTGCTGCATCGATTAGTTGATGCTCAACAATGCTTAATAAATGATTAATAGCTAGGTTAACGAAGACATTCATTTTAGTTCCTTATTTTTTCTTTGAAGATTTTAAGACACGATTAGCCTTAGCATCTATCTTTTTTTCGGTACTTCGGCTTATTGTTCCCTTGTTTTCCATTTCAGAGGCTCGACTTTTTGCATTTTTGGCGTGATTTTTATCATTAAGCGGATATTTGCGCTCTTTGGGTAACGCGAAATCGCTTGCTGGAAGTTTATTCCTAGCTTTTGTCGTTAATTTGGCCATTCTCTTGCTCCAAGTCTATTTGATTGCCCTTTTTTAATTTATCATCTATTTCTTTTTGGCCGCGAACCATTTCTTCTTGTATCAATTTTTCGAGAATGGCAATAGCGCCATTTATTTGATGAAAATTTTGCTCAGTAATTTGCTTTTGAACTTTCATATTATCTTGTTCAGCTCTCAATTTAACCAAAACATCTGACGTTAAAAACTTTTCCATGTTTGCTAACTCCTTTTAGTAAATAATCTTTATAAACATAGCTTAATCAGTTCTAAAAATCCAATGTTTTAGCGTCTTCTTCTAGCATAAATTCCACCACTTCCTATAAGTGTACCTGTCCCTGAAACACTACCTGAAATATAAACTGTAGTTGTAGAGGGTAATGACAAAGGAATTGACGGCGCAGGCAATCCAACAATTGGATTTGAAACAGTAGAATTAATAATGGATTGTAAGCTCTTATCAGGTACCGTAGCTGATGTAGTACTTATCCATATTTGAGCAGTTGTGATTGTTGTGCCTGTGAAAGTAATATTTCCATAAAGATCCCAATCACCTGCTGTTAGAGAAATACTTGTAAGATTTGCAGGGGTTGAGCTTGTAAAAGTAACTGAACTTGCATTGGGAATAACACTTTGAATCAATTCCCCAACTTGTCCAGCCGGGGCAAGCCCACTTGTGCTTACTCCTTGTATATTCCAACCCCCGGTTCCCAATGCTAATAAATTTCCTGTGACATTAGGATCTGAACCAAAGGCCTGCATGTGGGGACCCGTTCCAGTTGCGCCACCAAAAAATCGCATGAAGTTTGATGCAAGACTTCCCGGATCGTTAAAGGCTATACAAGGACCACCCAGATTGTCTAATAATTGTCCTCCGTTAATATTACATTGAAGAGTAGTAAAATTAAGGGAGCCAAATGTCACATTCGAGGTAGTTGCTATTGATTGCGGCAAACTTAAAGTATAAACCCCAGCAACCGGACCACTAACAATAACCTGATTCGCAGTTCCAACAATTGATGAAATTGGATTGCCATTCACAGTGGTATTAAAACTCCAACTTGCTGCGGTGGTTCCGGAGTTTAAAATGCAGGTAATTTCCATTTGGCTAGATGCTGGCAATGTTCCGATAGTCGTTGATGCAGAAGTCACAACAGTTATCGTTTGAGTTGAATTATTCACAATGATCCACTTTTGACCTTCAACAAGCGTTGAGGTAAGTGGCATTTGCACGGTTTGTGCGCTTGTACCTGTGAAATATTGCAATTCAGTACTGGCGACAGTAAGTACTGTAGTTCCAGCGGCTGTTGCCGTTGTAGAATACCCTTGAATAAAATTATTCGCTGTCAGGTTTTTATTGGCATCCCAGCCAGCCCATGCTGTCGCTACAGGGCTGGTCGTCACCGAATTGACCCCGGTTCCCCCATTTGCAATAGAAACCGTAGATATCCATGTTGGAACGCCTCCAGCATTTGAAGAAAGAATAGAACTAGCAATAGTTGCCAAACCCGATACTATTTCGCCGGTGCTAGCATAATAGGCAAGTTGATTAATTGTTCCGGGATTAACCCCTCCACTTAGTGCTAGATTGAAACTCCAAGAGGCGGCTGTTGTGCCTGAGTTTAAGATGCAGGTAATTACCACTTGATTGCCTGAGGGCAACGTTAATATCGCTGTTGATGCAGAAGTAACTATCGAGATTGATTGCGTAGAATTATTGACGATTACCCATTGCTGACCTGCCACTAATGTACTCGTTAATGGCATTTGCACGGTCTGAGCGCTCGTTCCAGTAAAATATTGGAGTTCAGTGCTTGCAACGGTTAAGACGGTTGTTCCTGCTGCCGTAAGGGTGGTTGTATAGCCCTGGATAAAATTATTAGCCGAAAAATTCTTATTAGCATCCCAGCCCGCCCACACAGTTGTACCTGGCACTGTTGTGACTGCTGAAACTCCAGTTCCCCCATTCCCTATTTGCACTATTCCAATCCAGGTCGGTACGCCTCCTGAATTTGTTGAAAGAATAGAACTTGCCGTAGTGGGTAAACCTGAAATAGTACTGCCTGTCGCTGCATAATACGCAAGATCGTTAATCGTTCCAGGATTGACGCCACCTCCAACTGCAAATTGAACCCATGTTGTACCATTCCAGAATTCGATTTGTGTTAGATCTGTATTGAACCTTACTTCAGTTCCAATAGGTGATCCAGGCCGTTGAGCAGTAGTGCCTGTTGGAATTCCAATTCCTGAAGTGCCCGTAAATATGGGATTTGGCTCTATGAAAATAGTAGGATTCCCGGATTGTCCATCCGGGCTTGTAATGCCAATTTGATTAGTGGTGCCTGCTAATTGTATAGTCGATTGCACGCCAGTCGCAGTAGTGTTGACAACCAATCCGCTAGCTAAGGCGCTCATGGCCTGCGCCATTGGCAACGCGCCATTAGGGACTTGTAATAGATAAGTCGCATTGCTCGGAGCGCCAGAGCCTCCAGCGGCTAAAGTAACCCAGACCATACTCACAGCGTCGAAATATTCATATTCCTGATTATCAGTATTAAATCGAAGTCTATAATTAGTCGCGGCGGATGGGGCTGGTCTCTGAAGCGTCGTGCCTGACGCTAAAAACGTCCAAGGCGCATTGAATAAAACATTAGTCCCCATGGCTAAACCGGCGAGCGCTGAATTATTGGGCAAATCGCCGCCAGATAAAAATTGACTAAATTTTATGGTCTGTAAAGTCATCACGAATCCTTGTGATAGGTTTGTAGCTTTATTTTTAACCTTGCAATTGCCTTAATGAAAATCCTACATAGGCCGTTGCGTCAGGCGTAATAAATTGCAGAACATCGCCGCCCTGGACATAGCGCTGTGAACCGTCATCACCAGGTCTGTATTCGCTATAAGGCTCGCTTGATACACCCGTTGGTACAGTAGGGGCTGCATTTAAACGTACAAACACATTGGCAATTTCATTATAAGCAAATCGTACGGCGTATTTTGTTAATGCATCGCCTGGAATGGTATAGGTTAAAACGGTATTCGCAGCTAATCCTATTCGTACAGAGACATCACTGAATGGGATGGTAAGATCATAATTACTATTATAAGAAATGGCCATTTTATATCCTTATTTATTCAAATCGAATCAATTTATAAGCTAATCGCGTTTGTTGAATTACACTTATGGGTGTATTTGAGGTGGTGTTCGTGCCCGTTGTAGCCGTACCTACGACGGTTGATCCTGCTGCCAATGAAGCCGAACCCCCACTTAGCACGCCTTCTATTAATGAAGAGCCTGGATTGAGAGGGTTATGAACGTGAGCAGGCAAATTATTTGCCGTAATCGTTACCGTTGATGCGCCGCCAAGTGAGCCTGCGCCAGCCGATGGCAATAATGTTCCTCCGGCTGCTGCAATGACACTATCAATAAGAGCAGGCGTATTAAATGTAGTCGAACCGTCCCCATTACCTGTTGCAAAAAAAGTTAAAGCCTGCGCTCCGCTAACAGTGGCATTATTTGTCATTGTAATTGTATTGCCACTAATACTTGATATTAATGTAGATGGAGGAATCCCGGTGCCTTCAATTGGATGCAAAGCGGCATAAAGTGCACCATTGGCTACGGTAAATGAGGGTGATCCATTTGTTAAAGTTACTGTTTCTTGATTGGTTAATACGGAAAATAATTGATTAAAAGTGACTCTTGAAATAGATCTATTGTCACAAGGCAAATAATGAGCTGGTGTAGTAAATCCGAAATAATCAATGATTGTTCCGATGGGCACTATCGGATATTCAACATGATAGGTATGATCAATTTCCCGCTCTACACTGATTTGTTGGTATTCGAATTCATCAGCTAAATTACTTGCAATAATTTGAAAGCTTGTGAGTAATAAATCACTATTGACAGGTAACATTACTTGAAAATCTATCCAGGCAGTAGGCGGATTATTAGTATTTGTAGTGGCTGGAAATTGAGCAGGATTTCCCAAATATTCCGTGAGGGTTCCATTTAAACCGGCGATATCTAACAATTGACCTAGAACTATTGACGATGAGTCAACCATTTGAGCTGTAAGGGGTTGGCTAGGACCGTTTATCGATGCAGTGACACTGCAAGAAACAAAAAGTGGAACCTGTGAATTATTTGTCCAAAGCATTCCATTTTGATTGAACCTCTGCCTTAAAATAGCCGTGCTCCATGTTCCGCTTAGCTGTATATGTAAAGCATATGGTGCATTTGTCGCATTCGCTAAACTAGAATTTAAAGCCGTTTGTGACAAAGTAACATTACCTGTTCCTGTCAAATCTAGAAACCAACCTGGCGCGATATTTATTGTTTGCGTACTTATCCCGGTAAATGTCGTAGGATTAGTAAAATTAATCAATGCAAACTGGGGATTGGTTATCTGATTATCACTAACGCTACCCACTTCATCAACCGGCGTATTCCCTGAGCTGCCCGGCGCATAATTTTCTACTAAATAAATAAGGGGATCGGCTTGCGTAAATCCTTGTCTAAATTCTAATCGATAAACGACATCGGGATCGAAATAAATATCAATGGGAAGTGTGCCGTTTGCAAAAAAGCGAATGGGATTAGACCAAGGAACATTACCATCGGAATCATGGAATACTGTAGCTGGAATATAAGGAATTTGGTTTTCTAAAACAAACATATAGAACGTATCATCGAACTGTTTGCCCGTTAAATCGACGTATGACCAAACCGGATTGCTTCCACGAACTAAAGTTACCATCTCATTATGTCCTTATAATGATGCAATAATGATGCTTGTTTTTTGTTCATTAGTATGTTCTAATAAGTTGGAATATAACTTGGAACTCTACTTATGAATGCTACTACTTTAACAGATTCGAGCGTAACTGAACAATACATTGAACATGAAGTCCAATTGAGGGTTTTGAATTCTAGAAATGATGATATTAATCGGAATTTTCAAACACTTCAGAATCAAATTGATAAATTAGACTCTAAGATTGACTCAAGATTTATTTTGTTGATTGGCTTAATTATCACTTCTATTGTGATGCCCGTTGTTTTGCATTCTTTACACTTATTATAGAGACAATGATGACTAAGCAAAAGATAAAAGAAACGTACAGCGATGATGTGAGACTGGCTTTGTTGGAGCAGACTATTACCAATATTAATGATACTTTGGTTCGGTTTGAAAAACGATTTGATCGCATAGAGCAGAAAATGGATTCTAATTTCAAATGGGTATTAGGGACAATTTTTGGTTTAGGCACCTTTTTAATCTCGTCATTAATTGGTCTTGGTGCAATTATGGCACACGGTTTTCATTGGTTTTAAATTTATTGAGGTTTATCATGAAAAAAACTTTTTATATTTTACTTACTCTTTATGTTGTTAATGATTTGAATAATATGTCATTTGAAAGCTTTATATTCATTTTAATGGGCGTAATAGCCTTTGCGGGAATAAGTCTTTATTGGTCTAGTTATTATAAAATTGTTTCGAGAGATTAATAATTTGGGGATTAAAACTGATAATTTTCTAATCCCCAAATAATTTCTTAGCCTTATCGAAAAGAGAAGTTCCAACAAAAAGCCCGACACCACCATAAAACAAACCCTTTCCGGTCTTTTTTAGTTTTGCAATATCTTTTTCAACCTTGTCCAATCGTTCTTTATTAGTTTTTAATTTTGCTTCTACCGATAATTTTTCTTTCAAAGAAATGTCTTTGCGGCTTGCTTTTTCACGAAATTTAGACGCACTATCAAGCAAATTAGCATGAGTTTCATCTAATTCCTTAAGCTCTTTTTGTATTTCAACAAATTTTGTTTTAGCGGCATGTTCATGCTTCTTTCGTTTATTTTCTTTATCAACTTCAGCCTTTTTAAGGCGAGTCTGTTCTAGTGCCTTTTCTTTTGCCTTAGCATTTTTAGTGCGTGTTTGTTCTATACGTTCTTGATCTTTTTTAGCCGCTTCTTCGCGTTCCAATTTATGCTCATTCTTTGCCTTTTCTAAATTCATTTTAGACCGAGAAACATTTTGCTGTGCCTCAAAGTGCTGTTGTCGCATTTTTTGCAATTCTGGCAAATGTTGAATATATTCATGTGCAGCTTCATCCCATTCATGTAAAGCCCCCGGTTTTCCTGCAAATCGTTCTCCGATAACATTTTGTAACAATTCGGGATCGTTTTTAATAATATCTTTAAGAATCTGGCTGCCTGTCACTTTATTGGGATTAGTCGATTTAATAAAAGGCTCATTACTCAACTGCTCAATCATATTGGTAGGGGCTTTATTTTTAGTTTGTAAATGTTGAAAGAATTTATTTTTAAATAAGGGCGCGATTTCTGTCGCATAGCGATGATTAATTCTATTGAGCTCAGTAAGATTTTCTTTGCCTAATCCTTTGTCAATAATAGCTTTCATTCGTTCAACATCAGCATCTATAGAATCTGCTTTGGCTATAAGTTCATCAAATTGCTTAGGGTCTTTACCATAGGCGCTCGAACGAATTTTTTGACCGAATTGGCGCAAGGTTCGATAAGCATTTACAAAATCATGAGCAGGTATAATTTCACCTTTAGAATTGCTGACTTTCTCTAATTCTTTTGCCAAATTTTGCACTTCTTCAGAGCCATATCCACCTTCTTTAATCGCCTTATTGATATCAGCTGTAACCTGCTTAGCATTACGAGGATTGGATAAGGCAATGTTTTTATCTTTCAAATCGGAAAGATATTTTGTATATTCTTTTCCGACTTCTGCTTGTCTTTTTTCAAGAATAGGATTTAATTTTTGGGCAACGCGTTTTCTATGGGCATTTCCTTCACCTAAATGAGTATTAATGTTTTGTTCATGTTCGGCTAATTTTTCTTCATCCGATTTTAAAAGAGATTCAGCTTTTTTAATTCTTGCATCATTGATTTCGGTTTTAGGAATAGCATTAATATCTTCTAATTCCGCTTTCACTGGCTCGACAATAGAAAGAGGGGTCGTTTCAGGATGTTCAGGTAATTCTTCGGCTCGCAAATGCTCTGGAACAGCTTCGGATTCTTGTCGAAGTAAGTCAGCTTTGATTTTAGCTTCACCTGCTTTACGCTCTAAGACATTAGGATTACTGCTTTTAAATCCAGGCTTACTCTCAAGAAAATCTTTCAAAGCATTATATTCAGTTTCGGCTTCTCCATGTTTTGCGCCCGCTTTTTCTTGTTCAGCTTCAAGAAGCGCTTTTTCTTCTTTCAAGGGGCGAAATTGACGTAATTCTTTTATTTTTTCAAATGGTTTTCTAAGCAATTTTTTTGCAAGCGAACCGCCAAGATAAATATCTGGAGCATATTCTAACCCACCTTGAATTAATGAACTTAATAAGGAATTTTCTCCTTTTTGTCCAAAAAACTGTGGGAAATTAATTTCAGATTGATGAGGTATTGATTCTGATATTTTAGGGCTTCCTTTTCCTTGTAAGGATTGTAAGGCATTAAGAACTTCCGGAGGTAAACTTTTAGGTTGAGGCAAGCTTTTTTTAAATTCTTCACCCTGGGATTCTAAATTACTTACTAGGTCATAAGGCTGATTGAAAAGTCCGCGTTGCATTGCGCCAATTCCTGAAACAACATCGCGTAATCTTTTTGTAGGGAAACTACTTTCATCCTCTAACGTATCTAAATAAGCACCGGGGTCTTTTTCCTCTCCAACAGGTTTTAATTTATTTGGATCCCAACCGGATGATTTTTTTTTATTGGATTTTACAGGTTTCAATAATGAGGTATCAAATTTTGAATTAGCCATTTCTCCATCCTTTAGGTAAGTAGGCCGCATTTTCTTTTGTTGTTTTAAATTGATTACCATCAGGATCTATTACTAAAACTTCATTGCTGGCTTTTTTATTATCTTCATTTTTAGTTTCAATATTTCTTTCTTTCTTTTGCTCATATTGAGTTTGCATTTCTGGATTGAAAAATAATTTCTGAGTCGCTGGTGTTGATTTTCTGGCCTTCTTCCTGGCATTGGATAAAGCTTCTTGATAACGCATACCCGCTTTAAGGCTAGCAGAGGCTGGTATTTTGTATTCTTTGATTAATTTTTTAACTAATTTAGGAATGTCTTGAGCTTGTAATGATTCTCGAAGTTGAGCATAAGTCGAATTTGTCTTGCCGCTCTTTAAAGTTGAGGCTTCATTAACCACAGTCGCAGCGAGAGCCTTATCGGCTAAAAGATAGTCATCGAATAATTTACGTGCCTTAGGGTCAGTTTTATAGACAGAAGCCGCTTTTTCCAATCGCCTTATTGAACCTTCACCAGAAAATGGAGAAGCACCTTTATAAACAAGAGGATAAAGTTCATTAAATAAAATATTGCCTTCTTCTGATTCTCTTTCTTTGGCGGTTAAAGGAATTTCTTTACCAAGAGGAACGCCAGATTTTGGATCATAAAAAAGAGTTTCTCCTGATTTTAAACCGGCTTTAGCGCGCCCTCTTATATCTCGCAAATCTTGTTTTGCTGCTGATTGAGCCTCATAGGCATTTTTGGCATTTTGATAAACAGGGCTATTTTCACCTTCTTCTTTGCGTAAACGCTCTAAATCAGCGGCATCGCGCGCTGGACCATGTAAAGCTCCTGCAGCATGTGAAACTGGGGGTTTTAATCCAATAGAATGATAAAATAATTGTTTTTGTAGATCTTTCAAATCAATACCAAAAGGATTATTTGCCTCTTTCTTTTTATGTTTTTCAATTTCAGGATTCTGTAAAAAATCTTCGGCTCCAAAAGTTCGTAGATTTCCTTCTGGATTCTGCAATGTCCCAGAACCTTGAGGTATTCCATTCATCAAGCCTTGACCTTCAAATGGCTGTTGTGGCTCTTGACCTACAGTTAATGCTTGTAGCCAATTTTGTTGCTGAGGAGAGCCCTCTGGCATTTCCTGCTCGCCTTCTCCCCCTAGACCCTGATAGGCCTTAAGTAATTCTTGATAGGCCTCAATTGGGTTATTTTTCCGATGCAATGCTTTCAATTGTTCTTGAATAATCAATCGATGCAAGTCCGAATTGGCGCCTGCACGTCCCGCAGCCGCTTTTCTTAAAGCTAAATTTTGCTTAAAATGCTCCTCTGCCTGCTTTAAACGCTCACGCTCTAAAATCGGCTGCATAATGCGAGAATAGATGCCTGAACCTGCAGTTGCCGCTTGTCTTAATGTATCGCCTGGTAATCCAGGCAATGGAATATTCAAAGCCATATTATCCCCCTGCCAAGTTCCAACGTTTAGCCAAAGAGCCGCCTATTGGCCCCGCTAAGGCGCTCCCGCCAATTCCGCCTACCAGACCTAATAGATTAGAGAACAAATTACCGCCCGCATTTTGCTTTCCGAATTCTAAATTCGCTGAATTTTCACCCATTCGAAGTGCATTATTTGACGAATTATTCGCCGAATTAGCGCCTACGCCATAGATATTTTGGCCTATTCCCAAGCCTGCAAGATATTTCTGCATCAAATCATTAAGATATTGGCTTCGTTCCTGATTAACAATTTTTTGCGTTCCGCCTTGGACAGCTTGTAAAGCGGAAGAAGAACCGCCAAGCCCCTGAGAAGCAGCCGTACTTAAGCCACGGTCAGTTGCCTCACTCTCAAGTTGTTTTGCCAAATCGCTTTCTTTATAGCCCTTAGCCCATTCATCTTGCAGACCCCCTGGACTCAATAAGCGTTGAAACGCTTCCAGCAAGCCTGGTGCTACCTGATTGGCATTATTTTGATAGGGTTGCTGAAATTGTTGAGCTTGCTGAAAATATTTCTGAAGCTCTTCTTGTCCCTTTTGATATCCCTTTTCAGGATGAAGAAAACTGTCTAACCAACCCATTTTAGCCCCTTAATCCTTTAAGGATAAGCCGTAGTAGTAAATTTAACCAAAGCACCGGATATCATGCCAACGTATTCATTGTTCGTAGTATCGTATAAAATTACACCATTACTGAGCATTCCGCCAGTGAAAAATGCGCTGATTTGAGCGGCAGTATAATTGGGTGAGGTCAAGAAGGTGAGCGCATTTTGAATATCATTAATCACTTCATTAAGCGAATCAACCGTATTGGCTAGCCATTGATTAAATTCAAAGGGAAATTCTGAATTTGAAATGGGAGCTGCATCGACCCTGTCTAAAAAGATATTGGCCATTAATTCGCTCCACCACTGGCACGCCGGGTATTTCGAACAGCGCCCAAAATCACAATCGGAGCGGAACTCACACAAACCAATTTATATGTTCGGTTGCGGCTAATGCTTAGCTCATACCAGCGCATTAACCAACGATATTGCCCCAAAGGCGAGAATTCCCGCAAATCAGCAGTCGTATAAGTTATACCGCCATCATCACTGTAGTAGAGTTCAATATGCGGCTTAAAGAGGTCAAAATAATGGTTATCATCAAAGGTAGGTGTATTAGTTCCCTCTTCAATGATAAACGTTGTATCGTCTTCCGCGACTAGAAAAACGGGCACGCTTGGGGTAGATATCTCATCGACAATAAAAACCGTATTAAGAAACGGCGCATTTTGTTTATAAAACGTTTGATCACCAAAAACAAAGTCAATTTGAACGTAATCATCAATAAACTCCGAGTAGTCTTCTTTAAAGATAGGTGGTGTTACCAATTCATAACGGATTGGAAACTTCGTAAACGCATTAGGGGCTTGCGGTGGTGTTCCGACATTTCTTAACTCATTGTGATAGATATTCCCTGCCATTTCATAAATGGCGGGATCGCCTTGTACGGTGACCAAATGCTTATTATTAAAATAAATGTGTTTTTGAATGCGGTTTCGCTCGCCATTAAGTTCAATACAACGCTCCCATTGGCCGATTCCGTAGTTATATTCAATACAATTGGCTAAATTATCTTGGTCAAGAATCTGAAAATTCATGAAATTCCCAGCTGAAACCCGATAAAAGATGGAATTTTCATATTGGTAAAGGAAACCATCGGCAGTAAGTTCAATAAATGGGCTAATTCCAGATTGATTTGAGGAATTTTGCAGTAATACATTGATGGCTTGACTAGAAATAGGCTCTGGCTGTTGTCCTGTTGAACTCATAAAAGTCACAAGGCCATTTTTATTCTGTCCAAGCCATGCCATGCGCCCAAAATCAATATCCAGACTATCATCGTCAGCAATCCCGTAATCCCAGTTGTACGAAGAATTTAACTTCCAGGGAAACTCGGTAATAACGCCGTTCACATTGATTTGAGTAGCAATATTAGCCCAAATATCAGTAGTAAAATCAGTAAAAATGTAGAGCTGAGCATGAAGAACTCCCAATTGTCGCACAATTCCAGACGCTTGGTTGAATAAAGGCGAGCCAGCAACGGTAAAGCAATTTGTGACATCACCTGAATCACTAAAAAGATTAGTCCGAGTCAAATAATAAAAAGGGGAATTTTCTAGACTTACTACAAAACGATTACCAAATGCAGCGACATAAAGAGGCATTCCCCCCGTTGTAGCACCACCTGGGGCATTCGGATCAGTAATCATTTGATAGGTAACTGTCGTCCCATTTTCTGTAATCACATAGATATTTTTTTGATCGGTCAACAACGCATAGGTAATTGTACCTACTGTTAGGAAAGCAAACCAAAGTTTGCCCCCTAAAGAAACTGAACCGATTGGCTTTTCATTGTAATTTGCATCCACTTGAATAACAGAAGTGCCATCGATGACATAAAAGAAATTCACTGTTCGAAAAATATCCCGGGGCTCATTATTGAAAATCAATCGGTTGATATTGAGAAAGGTCACATGCTGGCGTCCCATGCAGGGATATAAGGCTTGCTTTTTTTTACCAGAATCGACTTGTACTCCATACCAGTTTGCACAATCCATAGCGCCAAATTGCTGGAAGCGCTGGACATCGTAGTAACAAAAAATCGGGAGTGCTTCGATAGCCATAATTATATACCACTTCTAACACGCCAAGAGCCATTTAAGAGGGATTCCTCTTCGCCTGTTACCGAAAGATTAACTTCACTCGTTGCAGCCATGGTATCAAACGCCTCAAGATAGCGAGCCTCTAGTTTATCTGTCCAAGCATCAGCTCTACCCTTAAACAACGAAACATCGCGCGCAACTGCCAGTAATAAATAGCGGATATAATAAAGCGGCAAACTGCTCATATCGCTATCTTTAGTAAGTCTTGGAAGCTGGAATTTTCCACGGCAATGAAACTCAAAAAATTGGCTAGGTGCTGGATAGAGTCTTAAAGTAACCACATCAGTATCAGGAAAAAGGATAACAAAGCGAGGTAACCCTTGAAGGGGATTAAATTTCCATGAGGCAAGATAATCATCTCGCGATTTAATAATCAAGGGATAGGTCACGCCATCCAATAATAGCCATGCACTATCTAAATTCGCAAGACGGCCATTTTTGATAAAAACAGTTCCTGGGACAATAATTTCACGGATAAAAGTTAATTCAAAAGTACCTGTAAACGTCGCATTCTGACTAAGGGTTATTATATTTCCAACAATCGAGCCGATTATGGTATTTAGCGGAATCGCATTGCCAATTACGGTATCGCCTACTTGATATAATGCACCATTGGCCACAGTAAATGTAGGCGAACCTGCCGTTAAATTCACCATTTCAAATTGGAAATCTTGCGTAGGAAAATCAGGATCAACAAATTTTACGGTAAAAATTCCAATGTTTATATCTGTCTTAACGGTTTTCGCTATGGTTATCATCAAACCAGTTCCGGCGTAAAACTCCAGCAATTGATTTAAGACCAGCAATGCCAGTTCGTCATCATCCCCATGCAATGGAATAGTAGGATTAGACGAATTGATCAGCCGGTACATTTGAAATAAAAACTGCCTAACAGTAAACGTAGGAGGCAAGATTAAGGCCATTATTCACCTGTCATTTCATCCGTTAAATGCATTTCATCCGATAAATGGGTGGGCATTCCTTCGCCCTTTACTGCTTCCTTTAGCTCTCTTTTTGTTTTACAGCCTTCTTTTTCCGCTTCGATTGGCGGCTTTTTCGGCTTATTGATTTTCTTTCGCGAATCTCTTTGATCTTTCGTCTCAAACCAAACCCCGCTCGCAATATGACTTTGATAAACGTCATAATCATTGACAAGCTTTTCACTACCATCTGCATGATAGATAAAAACTCGAAAATGCTTTTTAAGGATTTGTTGACCATTGTAAAAAACACTTTCTTCGTTCGAATTCATAAAAATCCCTTTAAAGCGCCCGGCTTTCACCGGGCTTTTTCCCTATGAGCAAATACGTACTGCAAACTCTGGATTGATTGCCACACCGCATATAACGTCAATACGGTCAAGCTGTTCGTAGTTACGGATATCAGCACCTAATGAATAAGTCATTGCTAACTTATAAAGGTCAGAATATCGAGTAACCGCTTCAACACCGCCTCTTAATTCCTTAATAGGAGGAGCTGCGAACACAATCGCTTGAGTGTGATAAGCAATCGATACATTATGGCTTGCACGAAGTAACATTTGAGCGCCGTTTGGAATTGGAGCAGAAATGTTTTGTCGAGCACCATCAACAACAATAGTAGGATTAACAGGAATATCAGCAGTACTTCCGTTTGCAGAGATAACCTGTGCTGTCACTACAAATTGCGCACCTTGTATTAAAGGCTCATATGTCAATGGGTTGACCATAAACACACCAGCGGCAGGAGCTACTTCGATAATATCTCCAACGTTGAATACTACAGTTCCTGCGGCTTGTCCTAAGCCAGTCACAGAAATAGTGTTTCCACCTACTATTGGACCATTCGTTACCGTGCCAGCAAGCAAGAATCCAGCAGGAGGCGTACCGCCCAACTGACCGGCGCCTGCGATTTGTCGGGTCAAAAAGTTAGTTTTGAAGAAATCAAAGCCTGACAAATGACCAATGAAGCCGTCAATCAATGCGCCGGTGTTAACGGAGTTATTGAAGACACTAAATAAGTCATTGGAAAGATTGGCCGCGACTCGAGGAGGAAGAGCACCGTAGCGCTTACCATCTTCTGGAATGGCCAATTCGGTCATGTAGGCATCAGCAGTCAAGATGGTATTAAAATCGACTGGAACGCCTGGAGTTCCTACTGCTTGATAGGTTTGAAGTTGGAAATTGTCAGAGGCAATGAACTTCTCAACTAAGTTTGCTAGACGTTTAGCACGAGGGGCATTAGCCATTTCAAGATAAGGCTCATCCCGAGCCCGATCGAAAGTAAGGTTAAAACCTGTATATTCAATCATAGTTCGGAATTGCTTGGTAATCGAAAGTGGTCTTATTACCTGTACTCGCGCTTCAGAGGTAGCAGACGCACCTTCGCCAGCGAGATAACGTTCTTCTAAACGATAATCAAGTGTTTGACCTGTTGCAAAGCGTAGGTTTTTAAAATCACCTTCGAGATTTCTATTAGCAGTTCTTGCAAATGCAAGCGAGTTCCAGAAGCGGATGAATACATCATCTAGCACATACTGGGTTTCTTGAAAGATATTAGCCATGTTTGTCTCCCTGACGAACAAATGGATTATAAATGTCACGCAAAAGCGCAACGCTCATTTTCTATTTGTCCGGCGGTAGACAATATTTACACGCCAATTTTTTGGTGCAAGTGACGGCTTCCTGCATTACTCGTCACTTACAGAATAGAGTGGGATTTAGGAATTGTCAAATAGCAGCAAAATAAATTATAATCACGCGGCCTAGATTCGCTATCGAAAAGGCGCTACCTCAGCGCCCTGGCTTTTTATCGATTACCCCTTCGCTGTGCATATTGAGCCTTTTTCTTTGCATCAGCTTGCGCGATTAAATCCTCAATGGTCTCATCACGTTTTTTAGAATTTAAAGGCATTTTTGCATCATCTCTTGTGCGGGCTATAGGCTTTGGCGCATTGGACTGATTGGCTGCTTTTCGCATACGCTCCTCAAGTTTTCCCATTTCAACAATCTGCGCATAAGGGTCATTGATTTGCGATATGCGGGATAATTCAGCGGGAGCGCGCTTACTGGCGGCATAGATAAAAGCAGCAGGGTCATTCATGCCCCGCAAAGCCATGGTCATATAATCGGTAACAGGTTGCTTTTCAACCACTTGTTTAAAGTCGCCATAGCGTTCCATGCCATTGATAAATCGGTCACGAAACTCATTTTCAGTCGCTTGTTCTTGCTGCTGTACTTGCTGTTGTTGTTGTTTGGAGATTATTTTATGGAACGATTTTTCTACAAAATGCTCAAGCTGTTCTGGCCAAGGCACGTCACTGTCTTCGTTGAACTCAAAGCCTGAATCAGCGGCTTTTTGCATTTGCTGCTGCGTAACGTCCTGTTGCTGATTTCCACGGGCTAATCGCTCTCTTATCGCTTTATTAATGCGCTCGTTGACTTCCTCTTCGGTATAAGTGCGAGGCGCTGGTTTTTCATTGCCATATTCATCCAGATTCAATTCTGGTTTGGATTCCTGCTCGGCTATCTCCGGTTCTTCCTTGTGAGTAAATGAATCATGGCTTTGCAAGTCCATTTCATTATCTCGTGCTGGTTCTTCTTCATAGTCCGTTTCAATTTGCCGAGACTGCTCTTGATGCTCTGGTGTTTCTGCATGATAAGCTGATTTTGAACCATCTAACATGTCATCGATACTTCCGTATTCTGTAGCCATAAAAATTCCCTCTAATTAATAAAACATTATTCTTTAACGTTTGTCTTTACTATTGACTTGCAAGCGCAATTTAATTGTTTCAAGCAATAGCCGCAAGCATCACATTGAGCAAATAATTGGTCTTCATTACGGCCAATAACAAAATACTCATTGCCGCAATGACCGCATTGATATTGTGCAAAAATTTTGTGTTGTGGAAATTTCAGTACATTGTTAATGAAGCCATCCATTTTTATCAATATCCTTTTCCCTTCATTTCGCCAAAGTCACAGACGCAATGAATTTGAATAACAGGCGAATCGCAAAACATACATTCAGCAACTAAACGACCGTTTTCTCTTACTAACTTAAAGGTTTCATTCCCACAGCGTCCGCACACAAATCTTGTTGGTAATGTTGATTTTATATTAAGCGGACTTATCTCACTCTTCTCCATCATAATTTCACATCCTTTGTGTCAATATTTTAACCAAGTTATCCGAATGGTTAATTAGCTTATCGGCATGCGTGCGCTCAGTTTCGGCCGCATAACGAAGCTCTTGTTCTTGCAATTCGGACGCTGTTTCAAGTCGCTCATTTTCAAGTTGTTGGATTTTGAATTGTGCCTCCATGATGATTTCTTGTTTTTTAAGCTCAAGCTCTTGTTGCTTGAGCGCTAGTTCTTTTTCTTTAAATTGCATCTCAGCTTGTAAGGCCTGAGCTTGCGGGTCTTGCTTGCCGGATTGGTCTGGCATTTTGCCTGTCTTTCCTGCTTCGACAATCGCAGGCGGCACCATGGTTTTTAATCGATTTTTAATTTCAATGGTGTTTGCAAGCGGTAAGTTATCGGCGTAAAGGTCAGCGATAAGCTCAAAGGTTTGAGGACTTGCTTGGAGAATTTGCTGCAAGGAATCCAAGGCAATTTGTTTTTGTCCTTCGAAGGATGCGCCGGGCTTGAGTCGTACTTCATAAGTTCCTTTGCGAATATCATTTTCGATATGTTCGCCATATTCATCCGTTTGTTTATTGATAGTTATATTTTTCATGCCTTCATCGGGCGTCATGAGTGAGATAACCCGCTGGGCATCATAGACCATAGGAATCATTTCGTTGATAATTTCCCCACCCACGGCAATGGCTCGATTGATAGAATTGAAGGCGACGAAGGTAGAATAGGAACCTTGCCTTGTTCTTGCATCAATCGCAGCCCCAGAAATCTCATTGCCTTGTTGACCCATGCGCGTGGGGTAAAGGCCGGTTGAGGTATATAAATCTTCAAGTGCGAGTTGATACTGACTTAGCAAGGATTGTGAAAGTTCCGGGGGCATAATCTGCTCAGGCTTGTGGCCGTTCGGTGATTCATCATAAGCAAGCAAGCCTTGAAAGGAACCTGGGTCACGCCAGTTGCGTTGCGTGTCAGCGCCTTGTACATTTTTCTTTGAGCCTATGAATTGGTCATAACGCGAGACCTTTAATACAAATGCAGATTGTGTTCGCAGGTAATTGATATAACGCTGGGTATCGCGGCAATCGCCAAAGAATGTGCGACAGACCTGTTTGCCGTTTTTATCATAGTAAGAATTATGGTCAATAAAGATTAGGGGTAATTGTTCGCTGGGGAATTCGCCTTCATCAAGAATATAATTGCCTGCGATTTTATAATGCATAATGCGATGTTTTTTGATTCGACGTGTTTCTTCAATCCGAACTGGCTCGCCATTATCCCAAAGCGTGATTAGATTTAGATTTTCAAGGTCTTCATTGCCAGAATCACGAGCGGGAATGACATCAATATCATGCATGCCAGAGCCCACGTCTTGCGGCTCAAATTCCTCTTGTTCTTGTTGCTGCATAGGCTGAGGCTGTTGCTGGCCGGGCAGTCCGAGTTGTCCTTCCTGCGGTTGCGCTAGAGGCTGCGTTTGCATGCCTTCCAATCCCGGCATTCCTCCTTGCAATGCTTGCAGTTGGGCAAACAATTGTTCTTGCTCTTTTCGTTCATTCCTTTTTTGCGATGCTTCAATCAGCTCATCGAGCTCTGATTGATTGTAAACATTACCGTTAGATAACTTGTACAACGTATCTTTTTCATAAACACGTTTATAATGGTCAATAAGCGTAATGCCTTCATTATCCGCCCAGCTAAACGGGTCATCTCCCTCACTTGGCTGAGTTGCAAGCGCTATTTCTTCTTTCGTTTGACCCGGACTCATCGTCCTTGAAATGGTTTCCTCTATCTTTTTGCCATAGACTTCTCGAAACTTTTGACGGCTCATGCGCGTAATATAGCCTGCATGCTCACCATCCGTCTTATTAATGCGTTCAGCGCCTTCGTCAAAATAACAGCGAGATGAATCTTTGAAGTGCCGAGGAACAATTTCTAAATCAAATGAACGCCGATGCGAATAGTCCGTATCCCAGCAAAACACCCCAAAGCCCCCAATAAACGCTTGTGAAGCGGCTACCTGGTAAACTGTGGTTGCCTCATTGGAGAACATAATGTCTTTGACAATCAGTTCACGTAAATGCGCAACCTCTTGATCGCAATTAGTGAGTGGCACGACTTGAAGTTGTGGGGTGTTTTGTTGTTGTTCGCCCAATAGTTGATTGGCCATAGCCGCAAGCTTATTGGCAACCATGGGAACCTTTTTAAAGGTCTTGAGTAGTTCCTCTTCGTCATCGGTCCATTGCTGACCAAGAACAAAGGTATGCTCAGAATGATATTGGTCTATATTCCACTTGAAATACTCGCGCCATTTCTCACACGCTATGCGTGCATCATGGGCAATCGTTTCGTCTAAACGTGCCATTTTTGTATGTCCTTATACAGTCAATTCCTAGATAAACATCCCCGCCGCTTTATCTGGTATCTTTGTTGGCGTATAACCACCATCCTGCAAATAATCGCCCACAAAGAACGTTAATGCAAGGGCATCCCCTAAATCCGGTGATTTCATCCCGCGTTTTCGAAGCTCGTCTTTTGATTCAATCTGGAGACGTCCCGAACTGTCAAACTTATAGCCTAAGCTTGTCAAGTCCCCTTGAAGCTCATCATTGTCTGGCAACTCTACTGGCATTTCTTGCGCTAACCATTCTCGCATGTCATGCCAAAGCTCAGCTCTTAGGTTTCTGAATTTATCTTTTTCGTTAGCCGTTCGTGCGACATTCACGCCCTCAACTAAGTCATAACCAATTTCATGCAAGCGGTCAACGATTCCAGCCCCTATGCCAATGCAATCAATGCACACCTTAGATGGATTTTCGCGCTCTATTATTCGGCGAATGAGCCCAACGGCTTCCATGGTGTTGAAGTTAAAATGTGTCTCTGGTTTGTAAACATGACGTCCTTTGCGCCTAATTATTGCAAGCCTGTCATGGTCACCAATTGCAGGGTCTACACCAATAACCAACGGCGCGCCTGAATCAACTTTATTCTTTCGTGCTTTGATTATCAAATGCGCCTTGATGAATCGGTCAGCCACTGGATTTCGAAAGGCATCCAAAGCGGTCATTGGATATTCAACATTGAAAAGTTCATTGCCTGTTTCATAGTCTTTACTGAATTCTAATAATTTCTTTCGTCGCCAGAATAAATGCTGTTTGGTGAGACCATCCTTACTATGCTGCGATAACAGTGCCTCTTCGTCATCAACCAAAGGCATTGTCTCTAATTCTTGGCTTGTTGTCCGATATTCGGGTTGCCAATACCAAGGTATAAAGATTGCTTGAAAGTCTGATTGGCCTGAAATTGCAGACATCCACATATCATAAAAGTAGTTGCCGATGCCATTAGCCGTTGATTCTAAGATTATTTCTGTGCCTATTTCATTGGGAACTGCCTGCAATATTCCCTTGGCATGCTCTTCAGCATTTGGCCAGTAAGCCACTTCAGAGCCGTGAAATAGCTGAATGGTTTGTGAACGGCCAACCGATTTATTGCCTGCCGTGCCCACAGCATAGCCAGAGTTTAATACATTAAAGTTTAATTCTTTAGCACTAGATGTATCAGGCTTGGGCAAAAGACCCGGGGGAAGCTCATCATTATAGCGCTTGGTCATGTTAAATAAGTTTTTTGAGGCCTCAGCTTCATGGGTTAAAATGAATGCTTTTTTCCCGCGTGAGGTAGAAACTTTGTGAAAGTCACGAGCTTGCACATAAGTTGAGCAGCCTTGTTGACGGCCTTTAAGTATGAGCGCTCGAACCCGTCCAAGCGCTTTGAGCTGCGTTTCTAATCGGTCATGTAAGTATAATTGCGCTCGATTGAAGATAAAAGGCTCAATAGAACCAGATTTAGCGCGAATCTTTAAGAAATGCTTAGCAAATAGCGGGAGAGATTTAAAAATCTCTAACATTTTTGCATCTGACATACAATCCTTGCTTGTCGTTCATTGGTTTACTTTCGTTGCTTTCCACACATGACGCAATAGGGTTTTTCGGTGGGTTTTGAATCAAGGCCGGGTATACATTCGGTGAAATAATGACCCCCTCGGAGCAAACAGGTAATACGTGATTCGCAATTGCTGAGATAATCCTTAATCCATTTCCACATGCATCAATCCTAGTCTGCTAGTTTATCGAGTAAACGCTCGAGGACTGTTTCACCAACAGGTTTGGCTTCCCTATCCTCTTTGTAATCGTCGCGGAAGCGGTTTTTCATGGTAAATATAAAGGGTGAGGCACCAAACTTATCAATTTGACCCGTGATGCCTTCGCGTCCAATTCTTTCCCATTCACGCTGAGCTTTTTGCAGGCCTTTATTTAATGCATTTGCAAATTCTGGAAAATCATCGCGCCATTTATATAAAGTAGCACGACATATGTCTAATTCTGCGCAAACAGCCGCTAAGCTCTCACCATCAGCAAGGACTTTCGCAGCTATTTCGCAGTATTCTGGCTTATATCCTGACAATATATGAACCATGTAATTCCTTTAGAGTGTCTGAGGTTTGTACAGTTTTAAGGGCCTGCCTGTACAATTTATACAGGCGCTTGCTCATTTCGATGAGCTCCTCTCATACCACCACCCGCTTCACCTGGCATGCAATATTTAGGCTGATCTCTGCATTGCTCGTCAACCAAACGGCCATACATTGAGGGAACGCCATTGTAATGGCTGTATTCTTTTTCCTCAGTATAATCCATAACACCCATTTTACCCATCATGTTGCCCATTTTGTTCATCATTTTTTACGCTCCTTGTAAAGTCGAGATGACTGTGGCTTTCTAGCCGCTAATTGAGTACAGATTACCCCAACAAAACTTTTTCTGCAATATCTTAAAATAATTTCATCCAATCACTTGCAATATTCCAGTAAGTTGGAATATACTATGGTTGTTGATTAATAACTGCGGAGATAAAAATGAGTGATGATATTAACAAATATAATACAAATGAGGGAATAAACTGGGATGTTTTGCAAGAATTGGTTGATGAATTTATACAGGAGCGATTTGCATGAGTTATGAAAATAGGAGGGTTGGCTGATGCAGTGTACAAATTGCAATTACAGAAAAACCTTAGCTAAGAGCGGCATGTATTTTATAAATATGTGCCATGAATGTTTCAATTCCATCGCCTACATTTCAGAGGAGCCTAAAAAATGCTTAAACTCATTAAAGCCTGCTCAAGATTCAATAACTTTAACCGAAAAGGAGCTTAAATCATGATTCAATCCACAAACAGCCTTACAGTCGCCGATTTAATGGGAGATGACCACGCCGTTTATCTAAACCGCAATAAAGACTTCGGTTATGACATTCACGTCGAAGGTTATGATACCGATACTGAGTTCGAAGAAAAATTTATTTCCGAACCTGCCATTGATAGCTTTGCAGAATTTTGCAAGCGCTTCCTAATGGCTTATCATCGCGCCAACTCTTTGCCTTGTTCCTCTGTGACCGGGGCAATGGGTTTCACCAATTCCAACAACAAATGAGGTCTAGCAACAATGAGTAAAGATGAAAAAATTATGTACTTTCTGGGTCAACTTCGCGGTCAAATTCAAATGCTTGCCGCAAACTCTGCCCAGCTTTCACTTAAATCCACGGTGCAGGATAGCCACCACTTTCATATTCCCGAATCTGCGTCTGTTCATGGCACGCTCCATGAGCAAATCGTCGACTTGGAACAGTTCTTCAACAAGGAAATGACCACCCTAATTACTGCTCTTTCATCCCCCCAAGAACCAAAGGAACAGTATTCGCTTAATTTCCCTTCCTCTAAAAGCTGTGTTTCGTTTTTGTTCTAGCTTACTGCCGCGTGGGTTGTATTGCAATCCACGCTTTTCCTACACTACTGCTAAATATTTCCGTCGGGTTGGTGATTAGCCAATGACATCACCTCTTTTGCCAACAAGCCCTTATCGCACTGCCCAATGCTAAAGCTTACTTTTTCACCCTGCATAAGTGTCTTAAATCCCTGCTTTTTAATTTCTTTGTAGTGCACGAAAAAATCTTTGCCGCCACTCTCAATGAAGCCAAAGCCTTTCGTGTCGTTAAACCATTTCACTTGTCCAGTTTGCATACAATCCCTCGTTTCGCCCATATCCTGCTTAGATTTTCCACAATAATTCACCCTTACTTTTCGGCTCGATATTCCCGTTTGCCACATCCGGCATACCATTTTCAATCCATATCTTAACATAAGCATCCAATGCGTCAATCCCAGTCAATCCGCTTAACATATCCTGTTTGTCTTCAGGGCTCAAGAGACGCGTACTAATCGCTTCGGCCTTCACGCAATGCATTCTGGCTATCGTTCTCAACAAATCTTTGCACTGCTCTACCGATAGCGGTGTTTGTGGGTATTCGTCCATGTTCGGGTATCCCTAACAATTTGCGTATGACTGGCATGTTTTCTGTCAGTCCCCTTAAATGCGCGTATTGCGGCAGTATTCCTAATTTGGGTGGATAGTCCTTATCCATGATTTGCTCCTGATTGTTATTTGGTTACGTACTGGGCGTATTTCTCCCGCATTTCTGGGTATTTTTGTAAATCTTTGGAAATATATTCTCTGTTTTTATCGGCCTCTTTGATGAGCTCATAGGTGAAATACTGACGTTCTTGCCTTTGCTCGTCTGTTTCCTCCAGTAACCGTTTTTTATTTATTTCCTCAATCTGGGGCTCAGTTTCCCTAAAAATCACATTGTCTTCTTTAAGCTCTCTTAAAAGTTTTACCAACGCATTTGCCCTTTGTAAGCGGGGAAACTTAGGGCTGCTATGATTATCAACATGCTCAACACACTCGATTAGAAATTCTTCATTACTCCTTTTGTCTCTAGGCAGTTTTTGGTTTAAGAGATTTCTGTCTATTGTTTCTGAAAAATAAAAACTACTACTACTAGGTTCAGAAAAATCGGGATTTTCAAGCGCCTCTGAATCGCAGTTAGTTAGTCTCTTCTGTAAGTATTCTTCT